GACCCCGACTTCCACCATCAAAACGAATTCATAAACGACCCAGCACGGTTAAAAGCCCTATTTTGTACCCGGCGGGCGGCTAAGTCTTACACGGCCGGCCTATACATGATTAAAGAGGCTTTAGAGAATCCGGGGGTTAACTGCCTATTCATCGGTCTCACGCGTCTCAGCGCCGAGGGGATCGTCTGGAAGGACATTTTAAAGGTAATCAACGCTAAGCACAATCTCGGGATGCAGTTTAATAACGCGAAACTGACCGCTACCTTTCCGAATGGGTCCGTTATCTGGCTTGCCGGGGTAGATACCAATAAAGACGAAATGCGGAAGCTTCTAGGGAAGAAGTACCGTCTTGTGTGTCTCGACGAAGCATCCCTTTACACCATTAACCTGCATTTACTAATCTACGGGATTTTAAAACCCGCCGTGGCCGATAACCGAGGGACTATCTGCATGATGGGAACTTCATCTAACATCACTAGGGGGCTATTCTATGACATTACAACGGGCGCTGAACAAGGCTGGAACCTTCACACTTGGACTGCTTTTGATAACCCTCATATGCGGGTGCAATGGGGCGAGGAGATTGAGGAAATTAAAACGAAGCGTCCTCTATTCATGCAAAGCACTCTATACAAGCAATGGTATCTAAATCAGTGGGTGGTTGATGAAAACGCGCTTGTTTATAAGTTTGAATCGGGACGAAACGTATATCAGAATCGGCCCCAAAATCTTCACCCCGACGGTTGGACCTTTATCCTCGGCGTGGACTTGGGGTACGAAGACGATTCGGCTTTCGTGGTCGCAACGTGGCATGAGAATGAGCGAACGCTTTACATTGTCTCTACTTATAATCAGAAACACATGGACATTACTGATGTTGCGAACAAAATTAAGGAGTTACAAAAGTCTTACGGAATCGCAAAAATCGTCATTGATGGAGCAAATAAACAAGCGGTTGAGGAAATACAGCACCGCCATCAAATACCACTAGAACCCGCTGATAAAACCGGGAAGGCAGATTTTATCGAAATCATGAACTCGGAACTCGTTCAGGGTCGGATCAAGGTCCATGACGGATGCAAAAACCTGATCTCGGAGCTTCAATCCCTAGTCTGGGAAATGGACGGAGACAAAATCAAGCTACCGAAACGAGAGCACCCGGCGTTACCCAATCACCTATGCGACGCCTTCCTTTACGCCTGGCGCTTCACTTACCAATACCTGAATGAACCTGCCGAGATTAAAGTACCGATAGGTTCTAAGCGCTGGTATGACCAAATGAATGAAAACCTGTTTGAGAAGGCTTTGGAGCATTTTCAGCGCGAAAAGGACCGAGAAACGGGAGATTTTTACTGATTTAGTGACATTTTCGACAAAAACGAGGAACTCAATATGGCACTACCGTTCGTTTCAAATAAAGAGGGGTCGGTTTCTATGGAACCTAAAACCATTACCCGTAAATCCGATGGAAAAAGAAAGATCGATCCGGTTGAGGTGGCAGCCGAAGAACTTTTAATTGCTATCAAAAAAGGTAACGTCAATCACATTGCTCAGGCGCTCAGAGCCGCTTTTATTATTTGCGATTCTGAACCGCACATTGAAGGGCCACACAAAAAGGGGAAATAAATGCCATTGTCACACGGTAAATCTAAAAAAGCTTTCGAACACAACATTAAAACCGAAATGGAGCACGGGAAACCCATGAAACAGTCTCTGGCTATTGCCTATTCTATGAAACGTAAAGCCGCACACAAGAAAGCCCACGGTGGAGAAATCCACCATGAAGAACTTGAGTCTGGTTACCTCCCAGAACCTAAAGAACACGAAATTCACAACGCGGCAGCTCTGCACGAAGACGAGAAAGACATTAACGAGCATCTCGGACCGGATTCCCATGATCTTGAGTCGCACCCCTTGATGGCTCATGGTGGGGATATTGTAGCTAAGATCATGCACAAGCGTAAAATGATGGCGCACGGTGGGGTGGTGGCCGATGAAGGAGAGGGTGATCTTGAGGAAATGGCTGATCATGACAAGGATGATTTTGACTATCTTTCCATGGGTGAACTTGATGATTCGACCTCGAACTCTGGCGAAGCGGATGGGGACTATGATGGGGATGCCAGCGAAGATCATGACCGTCATGACATCGTGGCTAAGATCATGAAAGCACGAGCTAAACAACACAACCCACGACCCGCATGATTCAGAACCTGAAAGACTTGCAAGCGCTCCTTAAGCTTTTAAGAAAGCAGGGAGTAACTGAAATGACATTCGGCGACCTTAGCCTGAAGTTAGGAGACCTGCCACGGGATGACGATCGAGCTTCTACTAGCGATAACGATTCTAGTGACCCTCTTTCTGGATTCCCCACGGGAGACCTAACGCCCGAGCAATTAATTTATTACTCGGCGGGCGGGTTGCCTGAGAATGACCCCTATCTCAAGGATAACTAAATGAAGATCAAAAAGGGTGCCCCACCGGTCGACAAGATTAAAATGAAAACCAAGGCTCAACGCGAAGCTGCGGGAGAGCTTGCCGAATGGTGGAAGGCGGATAACGACCATAAACTAGCCCTTGAGCTTTGCAGCACTGCCGCATTCCTTAAAAAAGAACAAACCTACCGCATGAGACAGCTAGCGGTTGATGTCCGGCTTTATTGCGGGCTTAGTGTTTACAGTTATGCAGGATCAAACGTTTCAAAAATGGATCACACGAAGTCTCTTCCTGATGATCGTCCTACTTTTAACCTTATACAGTCTTGCACTGATACTCTCGTTTCTAGGTTATCTCAAAGCCGGCCTAGCCCTGTTTTCCTTACCGATAATTCTGACTATAGGACTCGTCACCTTGCCCAGCAGATGAACCAATTTATTCTAGGCGAGTTCTATCAGGTTAAAGCTTATGAGAAAGCAACGAAGGCGCTCAGGGATTGCATTGTCATGGGGACCGGGGCGCTTAAGGTATTTGAGGGGGATGACGGACGAGTAGCGGTTGACCGAGTCCTAATTACTGATCTTTTTGTCGATTTCAATGACGCGATTAACGGCGAACCCCAGCAACTCTATCAATTAAAGCTTATGGATCGGGATAAACTGATTGCTCAAAACCCGAAGCATCGAGACACGATCCTAGCAACGCCTAATTCGTTACCGGATAATAGCCCGGACTCCGCTCGAACCGCTTCTGATCAGGTAATGGTCGTCGAGGGGTGGAAGCTTGCTACCGGACCTGATGCCAACGACGGGCGTCATACTATTGCGACCCTAAACGGCGTTATTTTTGATGAACCGTACAATAAACAAAAGTTCCCATTCGTGTTCATGAACTATTCGGACCCTTTCCTTGGGTTCTTTGGTCAAGGGCTTGCTACCCAGCTATTCGGAACTCAATTAACCCTGAACCGCATTCTCTTTACTATTGCTCGGGCGATTACGCTGGTAGGTGTCCCTCGTATCTTTCAAGAACAGTCTTCTAAGGTCATGAAAGCCGCTCATAATAACGAGATCGGGGTAATTGTGACTTATTCGGGGGTTAAACCGTCTTATGAGGTTGCCCCGTGTAATGCTCCAGAGCTTTACGCAGAACGCGACAAGCTTATTTCCTACGGCTATCAGCAATGCGGTGTCAGCGCTATGGTGGCAGCTTCTCAAAAGCCGCAGGGGCTAAACTCAGGGGAAGCTATCCGCCGTTTTGACGATTTAAGCACGGACCGTTTTGCCGAACTCTCTAGGAAGTATGATAACGTATTTATTGACCTTGCTTATCTGGTTACTGATAAGGCGATTGAAATAGCTAAACGAGATGGCAAATATCAAACCGTATTCCCAAATAAAGACGGGACCAAGGAAGTAAACCTCCCTAAAATGACCTTCCTTAACGATCCGTTCGTGATTCAGTGTTTCAATCAATCAAGCCTTCCTCGCGATCCTGCGGGCCGAGTGGCTAAGGTGACCGAGATGGTTCAAGCCGGAATGATTCCTTTAAAGGAAGGCCGAAGGCTTATGAACTTCCCGGACTTGGAACAGAACGAAAAGCTTTCGAATGCTTCAGAGGAACGAATCTTTCAAATTCTAGACGCGATTGTCGAGGATGGGAAATGGACGCCGCCCGACGCATTCATGGACCTACAGTTAGCGACCGAACTTGTTGTGCAGTATTATAATCTGTATGTAGCTGCGAAACTTGAGGAGTCAAAAGCCCAACTCTTACGGGACTTTTTTACTCAAGTTCAAACCTTGCAACAGGCAGCGCAGCCGCCGCAGATGCCGCAAATCCCGCCGCAAGCTACGGCCCAACCATTGCCACAATCCCCGCTAGTCCAGAATGCGGTACAGTAAAGAATGATTAAAGACTTCGATTATTGGACAGGAAGCGCTCAGATTTACGAAAAGCCCGCCTATTCTGAATTTAAGGTCCGGGAAGTGACTGACATTACGATTGATCGGAAAAAGCTAGAGGCGATTGAGAAACAACAACTTGAGAAAGAAATAGCTCGATTAAACCGGATTGCCGCTTTTCAGGAAGCGGAGCAAATCAAGCTTGATCAGGGCCGGGTGTCTGGCGTGAAGAAACACGACAGGGGCCTATACAAACAAAGAAAGGCGGAAATGCTATCGATTTTCGGTGGAACTATTGAGCGGAAGAAATACGAATTCAAAGCCACAAAACCAACATTATTTGAGCGTTTTAAACAATTCCTAAAGAAATCATGGAAAGACGCTAACTTTTAAGGAGAAACACACAATGAAAGTAGTCCCAGTCGGATCACCGTCCTCTATCCCCACGACCTCAGAATCAGCCCCCGGATCAAGCCCGGACCGTATTGCTCGGGCAACTGCCGTAGCATCGGGCAAGGCCCCCGAAACCGTTAAGGCTACCCCGGAGCGGGCACCGAACGTTTCTAACGGGGTTCAAAGCATTAAAATGAAAACTCAAGCCACGGTTCACCGAGATTTACCTTTTGAGACTGCTCAAAGTAACATTTCTGACAATAATGAACAGGCTAACCCGGATGCGGAAGAAACCAAACCCATTAGCCCTCAGATTGCCGCGATTGCTAAAAAGCAACGTGCCCTCGCAGAAAAAGAGAGGGAGATTGAGGCTAGAGAACGTGCGCTAGCTCAGGACCCGAATACTAAAACGGATCAGGAGCTAAGAAGTCGTTTGAAGTCGAATCCACTGAGCGTCCTACAGGAAGAGGGTGTTACTTATGACCAACTTACTGAGGCCATTTTATCTCAACAAAATGAGCAATCTCCCGCCGTTCAAAAGCTACAGGCTGAACTTGAGGCCCTAAGACAGGGGCTAGAAAATCAAAACAAACTACAAGCCGAGCGTGACGAGGCAGCTAAAGCGCAGGTCCTTTCTCAAATGGAAAGAGATGCCGCTAAGATGATTGCGAATAATGACGAGTTCGAAATGGTTCGCGAAACGAATAGTCTGAAAGATGTAATCCGATTAATAGATCAAACCTTCACAAAAACAGGAGAAGTCTTGGATGTTGATGAAGCTTTGAAACTGGTCGAGGATCAGCTTTTAGAAGATTCTCTAAAGGTCGCAAAATACAAAAAGGTACAAAGTAGGCTCGTCCCTACTGAGACGCAGCAACAAACTAAACAAAATACTAATCCGGTTCGGACGATGAGAACCCTAACTTCGCGTGATGGCGCTTCTAGACCATCTTCAGCTCGTGAAAGGGCGATAGCCGCTTTCTACGGGAGGAAATAAAGAAGGAGGGATAGACCATGTCTATTTCACCAGTATATGCAAATAGCAGTAACCAGATTGCTGCGCTTAAAGAACTTTATGTAGACGATAAAGACTACATGAAGAATATCGTGTATTCAAAAAACCCTTGGCTTGCCATGATTCCTAAAAACGAATCTGCAGACGGTTTTGCGGGTGAACAATTTGCCCGAATCTTTAAGTAATTAGAGATTAAGAATTGGTCAAAAACGGTGGATGCTGCGACGCAAATACCGTGCTAAGTTAAATGATTAAAAAAATTTAACCAGTGTAACGCATAGAAGTTGAACCTCGAAAGAGAATAAAATACTTCCACGAGTGACCAAAATCCTTTAAAACAGGATTAAAATATATGCTGAACTTAAACAAAAAAGTATGCAGCCATTGCAAAAAAGCTAAAGAAAAAAAAGAATTTAGCGCAAGGGGTGCAAGATCATCGGGTAAAGCCTCATGGTGTAAAAGCTGTTTAAATAAATGGCGAAAACAAGATAAGGCCAAAAATCCAAATAAGTACAAGCAATATGAGTTTGCTCGTGGCTTAAAAAGGAATTACAAGATGACGGTTGATCAATACAATAAAATGTATGTGGATCAACAAGGTTGCTGCGGTTGTTGCGGTAAACATGAATCTGAATTTAAAAAGAAACTTCATGTTGATCACAATCACACAACCGGCCAGGTAAGGGGGCTTTTGTGCACTCGATGTAATCCGGGAATTGGATATTTCGAAGAAAGCATAGAAAAACTTGAAATGGCTATAAAATACTTAGAGAAGTTTAAGAAGTAGAGATAAAAAGCTCTACGATAACAAATTGAAATATATCCCAGTGCCTCTCGAATACGGTAACCCTCAAGGTCGGGCGCACATTTTTGCGAACGCCCAAAATCAGCAGACTGCTTCTTCTGTAATCTCTTACTTCGTGTACGCGGTTCAGGATTATCAGCTCGTTACCATCACTAACTTGCTCATGGAGCAAACCAAGTCTAATGCAGGTGCCTTCGTTGACGAAGCTTCCCGCACTATGGACAACGGTTTCCGCAACTTGAGTAACAACATGGCGTTTGAATTGTTTGCCGGTGGTACCTCTTCACGGGGTATCATTGCAAGCTCTCCAGCTCCTTCATTGGTTGGTTCTACCCTGTCTTTCTCTCTTTCTAACTCACAACAGGTTGTGCAGTTCGAACCCAACATGACTCTTCAGAACTCTCTCACCGATGGCGGCGCTGCTTTGACTGCTTCAGGTGTTGTTGATGCCGTTCAGATTACCTCGGTTAACCGTGGATCGGGTGCCATCACTGCAACTGTAGTTCAAGGAACTGGCGCTACCTTCGCAGCTGGTAACTATCTCCAAGTTCTCGGTGACATTGGAACTGCCGGAGCTTCTACCATTGCGGGTCTTCTCGGCTTGTCCGGGTTGGCTGCATGGGTGCCAGCGTCTGACCCTCTTAGCTCAGACAATTTCTGGGGCGTAAATCGTTCGGTTGACCCGACTCGCTTGGCGGGCCTGCGTTACAATGCCTCTGCAATGACAATTTCCGAGGGGTTGACCAACGCCCTTGCTTACGGAAACCGCGAAGGCGCGTCTTTTGATTTGATCGTGATCGATTTCGCATCTTATGCGACTTTGATTAACGAACTCGGCGCAAAAGTTCAGTATGTCATGCTTGAACACGATGAAGTAGAAGTAGCTTTCGAAGCGATTCACTTCCATAGCGCTTACGGCAAAATCCCAGTTGTTGCTGACCGTTCTTGTCAGCCTCAGACTGCATGGTGTTTGACTACCGACACCTGGAAACTTCGTACCCTCGGTAAGGCTCCTCACATTCTTACCTACGGTATGGAAGGTCTGGAAGGTCTTCGAGTCGGTAACGCGGATGCACTTGAAATCCGTATTGCTTACTATGGAAACGTAATTTGTAGCGCTCCGGGCTACAATATGAACGTTCTTCTCTCTGCTTAATCTTAATTAAAATTAGCCCCTCGGATTATGTCCGGGGGGCTTTTTTGTTACATTTCAGACTAGGTTGAGGCATTAAATTGCGTACTGCGGGACAAGGTGGGTCGGGGCCGTCCCGAGAGAAATTCTCGACTATATAAGGAAACAGCCTATGTCTATCCCTCGCGGTTTTGGAATTAACGGAAAATCTTACTATACTAACATTGCTAAACCGATCGATGTTAACTTGAATTTTATCGTAGACTCTACCAACGGTAACGGTCTTGGAATTCGTTCTTTAAAGTCGAATGGCTTTGTAGAATCAGTGTTCATGAACACCTCCGCAACTCCCGGATATGTTAACGGAGTTAAAAACCCTAACCCTCAAGCGGGTTATGCTCAGGTGCGTTTTAAAAACAACTTTAACGCATATCTTGGCGGTTACACCGGAGTTATTGCCCCCGCTACTAGCACGGGCACTACTACCCTTGTAGCTGGGAACGTGTATGTCATTACCTCGCTTGGCACTAGCACGACTGCCAACTGGGTGACCGCCGGTTTCCCTATCGGGTTTACTCCGGCCGTGGGTGCGGTGTTTGTTGCTGCAATCAGCGGTTCGATTACTGGTTCAGGAACCGTGGGTATTCCCGGAGCTTCTCAGATTGATTCGATGTCAGTAGCGGGTGACTCTAACCTTCTTCTTAATCAATCAAACGTCGCTCAATATGCTGGCGCCTCAATCATGGTTCAATTCCTGTCTAGCACTAGCTCAAGCAATACTACATTGATTCCCACTGCTCCTTCGAATAACTCGGTAGTTTCAATGATGTTTCGCTTTGATGGTTCGTCTGTAACTGTAGACGGTCTGTAAAGAAAGACCGTAATGGTGGGGCTATGGGATTGATTTCCTATAGCCCCTAAATCATGAGGGTAAAATGACAATAGCTTCTCAACCTCAGAATCTAGTAGCGCAGCAAGCAGACGGAAACATTCTTTTAACTTGGAATGGTGTTTTAGGCGCTACCTCTTACCAAGTGCAGCGCGGGACTGATGGCGTTAACTTTACTAACCTTGGAATTTCGCTTTCAAATTCCTACCTTGATTCCTTACCCGGAGTCGGGGTTCAATATTATTATCAAGTCGCCGCGATTAACGGATCGGGCACTAGCGTCTATTCTACGATCGTTTCAATGGTGGCAGCCCCACCAAGCGAGATGTCGTTAGGTGAAGTAAGGCTTAGGGCGCAACAAACCGCTGACCGGGTAAATTCTAATTTTGTAGTGGCCTCGGAATGGAATGCTTTTATCAGGCTTGCCATGTATGAGCTTTATGATCTTTTAATCACGACTTATGAAGATTATGGGATTGCCGATCCTGTCTTTATTCCTACGAACGGTTCAACTTTTCAGTATGATCTGCCGAATGGTGTCACTAATTACCTTGGCGGCACCTATGGCGCTACTTCTGGCACTCCTGCCCCCGCATTCTATAAGCTTTCGGGAATGGATTTACAGGTCAATACCTCGACGGTAACTCCGTCATGGGTGACCTTAAATCGCTATGACTGGATCGATAGGAATCAATTTATTTATCCTAACTCGACCTCAACGATTTATGGCGTGTACAATATGCGGTACCGAGTCATGGGGAATAAAATCAACATGATCCCGGTCCCAGCGGGTAATCAAACTATTCGAATGTGGTACGCTCCTCGGCTTCCTGCCATGCTTCAGGATACGGACTTAACGACGCTCGGAATCTCGGGATGGTTACGCTATCCGATTGTAAGGGCTGCTAAATACGCGCTCGACAAAGAAGAAGGGTCCGACACTTCTAAACTGGATGCCGAGTTATTGTTTTTAAAAACCAGAATTGAACAGTCAGCCTCTAACCGCGATCAGGGTCAGCCGGATACGATTTCTAATACCCGCAAGGATTGGACGTACGGCGGCGGCTCGGGGAGTGGCATGAGCGGTTCTAACGGGGGCTGGTGATGGCGCAGCTATCGACCCAGCTGCCTTATGCTCAGTTACTGACTAAATGGTCGAGCGTAATTAATCCGGTATTGGCTAACCCGCTTAACAATGTTTCAATCTTACAGAACGTAGTTTTGAAGAATGGCACGAACGTGATTAATCACTTGCTCGGCCAGGTTCAACAAGGTTGGTTTTTGGTGGATATTAATGGAGCGGCTACGGTTTATAGAAGCGCTCCTTTTAATGATAAGACGTTAACCCTGACTAGCAATGCGGCGGTTACGGTTTCAATAGGAGTGTTTTAAATGGCGATTACATATACACCGAACATGAATTTAACCTTGCCCGGAGTAGGGACCGAATACGGTCCAGCATGGGCGACAGAAATTAATGGTGATTTAAGTGTCCTCGACTCGCACAACCACAATCCCGGCTCGGGGGTGCAAATTACCCCGACCGGGTTAAATATCAATATCGACCTGTCTTTTGCTCAAAATAACGCGATTAACTTGAGAAGTTCTCGCTATGTCGCGCAGTCAGGCGTTTTAACCGGGGCTTCAGATTTAAACTGCTCTTATTCGGTAGGATCAAACGGAGAGCTTTACTGGAACGATGCGGTAGGGCATCGG